GATACTGCTCGTAAGCAGAAACGTAAACTTACTTACATCAGCAATATCTACGTTGTAAAAGATCCAGCAAATCCTGAGAACGAAGGTAAGACATTCTTATACAAGTATGGTAAGAAGATCTTTGATAAACTCACAGCAGCAATGCAACCTGAGTTTGAGGATGAGGAAGCAATTGATCCATTCGATTTCTGGCAAGGTGCTAACTTCAAGTTGAAGGCAAAGAACGTTGCTGGTTATAGAAACTATGACTCTTCTGAGTTCGCTGCCACTAGTGCATTACTAGATGATGACGATGCGATGGAAGCAATCTGGAAGAAGGAGTATTCCTTAGCAGAATTAGTTGCTACTGATCAGTTCAAGTCATATGATGAACTCAAGACTCGTCTTGGTTATGTTCTTGGCAACAAGCCAGTTCGTAACGATGCTGAAACTGTAGAGCAAGAAGTTGAAGATGTGAGAGCATCTGCTCCTGTTGTTGAGACAGTAGAATCTGTATCTAAAGCATCTTCAGATGAAGATGATGACGCATTATCATACTTTGCTAAATTAGCGGAAAGTTAATGAAAATCAAGCCTCTTAAACATTGTAGGTTATCCCAGATGAAGTTCTTCTACTGGGATCCGAAAGATGATCCAAGAGAGCCTGAATATTGGGAAGACTCACCTTCGGGTGGGTCTTTTTTATGGGTTGATTGAATTATTAGTAGTTTTAATTAAGTTTTGATTTATATAATTAGAACTTCTACCATAAGATAGTGATCTTCTAAGATCTTGAAGAAATAAAGAAACATATGTTTTATCTAATACATCTATTTGTCTTTTACCTTCATTTTTAGAAATTTCAAATTGATAATTAGAAATACCAATAATTGGACTAATTGTTTCTAAGTTATATGATACTACTTCTCCTGAATCATAAAATCCTTGCCAAGTTGCACTAAGTGATCTTTTTCTTGGACCATCAAGTTGATAATTAGCATCTACAACTGCTCCTCTAGGCATTATTAATCTATTTTTTTCATCTCTTACTTCAATTGTTTCATAGTGATGGATTTCATTTAATCCAGAAATACCATATTTGTCTAATGAATAGTTGTATAAGTCTTTGGAAGATAATGGCCATTGATCTGTAATATTTGTAATTCCTGCACAAAGTACTACAACATAATCTAAGTTTGCATCCCCATATAGAGATTCTGCGATTGTATCTGGTCTTGCACCATCTGATATTTGAGATTTATTGAAAACCGTAACAGAGTCAGATAACCATTCTTTTAATTTTGCTTTTCTGAACAGATTTGTAACTACAATCGAATCTTTAGAAGAATTTTTGTGTGATAGTGGTGATGGATAGACTACAGCAGGTAGTTCTCTTAAATATGCCATTTTAGTATCCTACTCCTTTTCCAGCTTTTGCATAATCTTCTGCATATATCGGATTCATTTCACCGAATTGCATTTGCATCTTAATAAGGGTTGGTGTTCCATCTCCATATGTTGAATATACATTAGAACCTGTATAATTTACATTTAATGATGTTAATGCACAAGGTTTAAATTTATGTAAGAATGGATGTTCTCCACCTTTATGTAAATATTTTATTAAAAATATATCTGGAGCGTTTAAAAATATCCCACCACTTCCCTTAAAGTTATTTGCACCAGGAACATATTCTTCACCTGCTTTAGGAGACATTGAGGTTTTTAGTGATCTTATTATTTTTAATACTCTTTCACTTTCTTTTTTGCTTCTGGGTGCAAATGTAACATTAAAACTAAAGTTTCTTAAATTAACACCTTCAAATAACAACTCTTTATTTGAGTTGAGAATCTGACCACTAGATCTTGATATCATACTATTAGGTGTTACATTAGATCCAAATGCTTGAAGACCTAATCCTGATAATGCTGCTCTTACTGCACCACCAACATTACCCTTACCTTCAGCTCCAAAGTCTTGTGCTAATGCACCTGCTCTTGCTGCATCTATAGCTTCTTGAACTGCTTCTGCAGTAGCACCTGGTTCTTTCATCATACTCATTGCCATACTGCTTGCTACTACCTCAAATGCATTCATTGTATTTGCATCCCAAGTAACACTCTGAGTATCAGATAATTCGTTTGGTATTGGTAGTTCTACATAAAATTTTGTTTTAGCATTATGTTTATCACCAGCAAATCCTTGATATCTGGAGTCCATTCCAGCTCCCATTCTTATATTTTTAGCAAAATTACCTGCTTGTGCTTGTGTAAGAGCTGCAACTGCACCATCTGTCATCTCCACACCTCTTTCTGCATTATTTTGCTCAATACTCTCTTTTGATTCATTCCATTTGGTGTTTATATCAAATCCCAAATCTTCACCTTGTTTGGGAGCAAGATATTTGACTGCTTGTAATATTAAACTATCTTCGTTCTCATTTCTTTTTAATGGATAACTGAGAAAAAAATCATCTCCTGCTGAATCTTTTCCATATCCTTTGAATGATGTTCTATCACCAGGACCTTCTCTTATATCTTCTATTAATTCTGATTGAATTGGTCTACCAGTTTTCCAATTATATTCTATTCCATTTACAGTATAGTTTGCTGTCATCGACCTTTCTTAGTATTATCAGCTATTTATACGGAATCTTGCGAAAGGAATACCGTCGAGATCACTTAGCTCTTCATCAGTGACTTCATATAGTCCACCAGGCACTTCATTCCAAGTATATTGTCTATGATCATTCCAATGAAAATTGATTCCACGAAATCCCCATTCAAATATTCCAGTTACTCCAACTAATGGATTTTGATCATACCTTATATTAGGTGTTTTTGGATTATATACAAAGACATAGAATTTTCCTACTTCTGGTGTTTTACCACCTTCTTCTAAGACACCAAGAATTTCCATCATCAAATCATCAGCATCTTCTGTGCCGATTAAATTATCCTTAATGTCTTTGATTCTACTCATTTAATTCCTAGTTCTTTCTCTGTAATGACTTTAAATTGCCATTGTCTATCAGCACAATATTCTCTTGCTTCTTTCCATTTTGTTTGGTTTATGGCATATGTATATGCTTCATTAATATATCTTTTAGTTTGCCTTTTTGGTTTTTTAGGTGGACTGCATTGTTTTAATGGTTTTACTTCAATAACATATTTTTTTATACTACCATCAGATTCTCTTACTTTCATGTAGAAATCTGGAAAGTATCTGTGTTTACGATGATCAACTGGAGACACATAATCTATTGCTATTTCTTCACTGTTCCATTCTAATACATTAGCATTAGAATCACAGTAAACCATGAATTTCCTTTCCCACAATGATCTAAAAGTTATATTCGTAGGATCACCTTTATATTTGTGAGGAGAAGTTGGATAATACTTTCCTTTATAAGCCATCTAAATAGAAATGATATAGTAGAACTATTTAGAGTGCCTGTTCCAATACCAAAGAAGATATCCCAAATTCTTCCAACATTCCAAAATGTTGCTCAGACTTCTCATTACTTAGTTAATTTTGGTCTTCCGTCTAAAGGATTAAGATCTCATTTACAGGCTAGAGGAGTTGATCATAGATTTCATATGAATGAAATAGGACTATTGTGTAGTGCTGCTGTTTTACCTGGATCTGCTTTTGCAACTGAACTTGTAAGGAGTAATTATCAAGGTGTTATGGAAAGTATGCCCCATACAAGAAACTTTACTGAAATACAATTAGAATTTTATGTTGATAACGAATATAAATCACTTAAATTTTTAGAACATTGGATGGAATATATTACTGGTGGATCTGGGGCAGATCCTTCAGACGATGCATATAATTTTCAGTTAAATTATCCAGAATTGTATAAATCTGAAACAACAACTATTACAAAGTTTGAAAGAAATTATAGACAAAGACTTGAATATACATTCCGTGGACTATATCCAAAATCATTGAGTATGGCAAGAGTTGCTTATCAATCTTCTCAGATATTGAGAACAACAGCATCCTTTGCATTTGATAGGTATATTTGTGGTTCGGACAGATCTTCAGATAGGAGAAGAGGTACTGATAATAATAAGGTTAGTTCTAATTCTGCAGCTAATAGATTATATAATAATGCTGGTTCGTATAATCCAAATGATTTTGCTGCACCTTCACCAGGAAAGGTTGAGTTGTTAAATGCATCTCAACAACAGATTGATACTCTTAGAAATTATGGATCAAAAAATTATGATAATGTTACTGGTGGTACTGTTATAAGTGAGGGTAGGGTACTTTAAAAAAACCCCTATAAATAAAAATACTGAAGTGCTATACACATTATGCCCTTACCAAAAATTTCTGCACCCTCTTATGAGTTGGTTATTCCTTCGTCTAAAAAGAAAATTAAATATAGACCTTTTTTAGTTAAAGAAGAAAAAATACTTATTTTGGCTATGGAAAGTCAAGATACTAAACAGATAGCAAATGCTGTAAAAGATGTTATTTCTCATTGTATTTTAACTAGAGGTATAAAAGTTGATAGATTATCAACATTTGATATTGAATATCTATTTCTTAATATTCGTGGAAAATCTGTTGGTGAAGAAGTTGAAATTATGGTAACTTGTCCTGATGATGGAAAAACTCAAGTTGCAACAATGATTAATTTGGATGATATACAAGTCCAAGTAAATGATGATCATAATCCAGATATTAAATTGGATGATGAATATTCAATGAGAATGAAGTATCCTTCTATGGATGAATTTATAAAAACTAATTTTGCAACAGGTGATGTTAATGTTGATGATACATTTAAATTAATTTCATCTTGTATCGATCAAGTATATTCTGAAGACGAGTCTTGGACTGCTGCAGATTGTACTAAAAAGGAGTTAACTGATTTTATTGAATCTCTTAATTCAAAACAGTTTAAGGATGTTGAAAAGTTTTTTGAGACAATGCCTAAACTATCTCATACAGTTAAGGTAACTAATCCAGAAACAAAAGTTGAGAATGAAATTGTATTGGAGGGACTACAAAGTTTTTTCGTGTAAGTATGGCTCATGAAGATCTTGAGTCATACTATAAAGTAAATTTTGCCCTAATGCAACATCATAAATATAGCTTAACAGAGCTAGAAAATATGATACCTTGGGAAAGAGAAATTTATTTAACTCTTTTACAACAGTATATTGAAGAAGAAAACCTAAAGGCACAGCAAGCAGCAAACAATGGCTGAAGTAATAACATCACCTATAGCAAGAAGCATTAATGCTATTAACAGAAGATTTTCTGCTAGTGCTTTTGGACCTTCTATGAATGCCATTAAAGGTGATAGAAATTCTCCAGTAGATCCTGAGTTAACTAGGATAATTATTAGGAATACTAATGCAGTAAACACAGTTACTACACAATTAACCAATGTTGCTAGTCAGGTTAGTGTTTTAACTCAATCATTAAATGCAATATCACAAAGCTTAGCTTTAAGTTCTCAGTTAGAAGATCAGAGGATGAATGCTGAGGCTAATAGACAGCGTCAATTAGCAACAATAGGTCTTAGAGAAGGAAAAGAAGGATCAATAGAAAAGAAGATAGCTAGTGCTGCATTAACACCTGTTGAATTTCTTGCTAAAAAGGCAACAAATATATTATCTGCTTTAGGGTCATATTTTAGTACTATTTTGTTTGGGTGGTTATCAACTCAGACTCTTGATTTATTGTCTGCTCTTGCATCTGGTAATGAGGAAAAGATAAGAGAGATAAGAAATACAATTATTAAAGGTATTGCAATTGCTGCTGGTGCATTTATAGGGGTAAATGTAGTTATCACTGCTTTGGCATTAAGTCTTAAAGGACTTGTTAAGAAAATAGTTTCAATTACTTTTAATGGATTAATAAAAAAACCATTTATAAGTTTAGTTAATTTATTCAGAAAAGGAGCAGGTGCTAGTTTAATTCAAGGTGGTATCAGAAACAATGTTCCACCAGTAAATATGGGTCAAACAAAAAATTTGTTGCCTGGAAAAGTAGGTCCTCTTGGTAGAATTGGAAATTTCTTTAAGTCTTCTTGGGCACCTGGTTTACTTGATGCTGGTCTTGATGTTGCAAGTGGTAAAGATCCTGTTGGTGCTGCAATTGATACCACTGGTGGATTGGGTGGTGCATCATTAATGAGTAAACTACCAATTAAAAATAAACCGTTAAGATTTGGAGCAAAACTTCTAGGATTTTTTGGTGGAAAAAATCTTACTGAGAGTCAAAGACTGAATGCTATAGGTGGTGAAAAATTTAATGGTAATCAGCAGCAGAATCAAGGTGGTCTTACAGATTCGCAGAAGAATTATTATAAACAAGAACTGATGAAGGGGAGATCATATGAAGATATAGATGCAGAATTATCTCCTAAATCTCCTAAAAAAGATACAAAACCTCAAGGACTTATGAGGGGACTTGCTGGAACAGCAGACTTCTTATCATTTGGAGTAACTGACTTTGATAAAAGAGGTGATTTAGTTAAAGGTAGTACAAATAAGAAAGATTTAAATAAACAAACTAATCTTGCTCTAGCAGAACCAGCACCTGAAATTATTAATATGAATGGTGGTCAAGATCAAACAGCACAAGCTCCTAGAGGTAGTTCTGGAACTGGTGGAATGGGTGGTAGTGTTCCTAAAATACCTGCAAATAATAATGATAATAATTATGTTTATTCTGGATTTAGAGAATATCAAATAGCACCTGTATAAGTAAATGGCATCTTCTCAAGTAGTTAAGAGCTTAGTTCTTAGATCTTCTCTTAATTTAAAAGCTATATCAGAATCAAGTAAGAGTTTTTCTTCTGGAATTAAGAAAGCAAGTGGTTATACTCGTGATATTTCTGAGAGTCTTCAGAAGAGTGTTATATCAAAAAGAAAATTAATAGCTAATGATCAGTCATTTTTTAGAAAAAGAAGAGATGCTGTAAAGAGAAAAGAAAATGAAAGTATTATTGAAGCATCTGGTATTTCGGGAGCTGTAAAAAGATCAGCAAAAATTATTTCTGATAGTACTAAAGGATTATTTGGTAGAGTATTGGATTTTGTTGGTTATACTATGGCTGGGTGGTTAATTACTCAATTACCAACAATTATTAAGGGTGCTTCAGAATTGATGATGAGAATACAGAAGCTTGTTGATAGAGTTTCTAGATGGATTAATATTGTTGTTGGTGTATTTACAGGACTAGATTTTGATTTGGAAGTAGAGAAAAGTAAAATAGATTCTGTTAGGTTGCAAGAAAATGCAAATGACCTTAATAAGGAAGGAACAAACCTTGGTAGGGCTATGGCTGGATTAGAATCCCAGATAGATCAAGGTGCAAAGGAAGTAAATATTGCTGTTGATGAAGAGAATAAGAATAGAAAAGATGAAGAAGATGAAAATGAAGGAAAAAATCAATGGTGGGATCCTCTTAATTTAGTTCCAAATAAAAAGGAGGAAGTAGAGGAAGAGAAGCAAGAGCAACCAGAAGTAGAAGTTAAAAAGCAAGTCCAGCCACAAGAAGAATTAATTCCTACTAAGAAAAAAGAACAAAAGAATGAAGATGTATTTGCTGATGAACCAGATTATGAAAATGATCGGGAATCATGGAATAAATGGAATCAAAAAGAAAGTGATGCATTGAAAAATGATCCAGAAAGTAGTGGATTTGAAATGTTTGAGGATGGTGGTATAATAAAAGGAAAATCTCATAAAGAAGGAGGAGAAAATATTAATGTTGAGGGTGGTGAAGCTGTTATACCTAAAAAGAGTGTAGATAGTTACGGACCAGAATTTATCAATAGGATTATCCAAAATAAAGAACAGGATAATGTTACTAAATTAAGAGCAGCAAGAAGTTTGATGGAAAAACTTGTTGATCAACATAAAGATGATAATATGGGTTCTATAACAATAGATGAATTTGATAAGATAAAAGAGCAGACAATGGATAAATTGAAGCAGTCTCTTAGTGGATTCACAAAAGAAATAACACAAACTGTAAGTACTAAAGCAAATAAAGAACTTGTAAAAGCAATAGAACCAACAAAGGATATGATGAAGTCTCTTTCTACTCCAAGAAAAGGATCGGTCATTTATATGTTAAATAATCAGGGAGGTTCAGGTTCTAGCACTCCTTCTGCTCCTCCAGCAACTTCTAAAAAAACTAAAACAATTGTGATAAATCACAAACGTGATATGTATAAAAAAATAGCATCAACATTATACGCATATACCTAATGTCAGCAGTAGATCCATCCATATACGAAGAAATTATAATTGAATCGGCAGACGGTTCAAAGACGGTTGATATAGCTGCTGGTGTAGTTATGATTGATTATTATGAAGATATTATTTCACCAACAATTACTGTAAAGATACAAGTAGTTAATGATGGTGGAACTATTAAAGGACCTGATGGGAAGTTACAGACTGTATATAATGGTTTACCTTTAAGAGGTGGTGAAAGAGTTAAACTTAAAGTGCTTGGTAACAATGATAATAATCCAGGACTTGATTTTGCTACTGATACTGAAAAGTACTTATTTGTTTCTAGTATTACTAATGTATATTCTAAGACTGAAAGTGAATCATTTACTTTAAACTTAGTTTCTCGTGAAGCAATAACCAATGAAACAACAAGAGTTGGTAGAAAGTTTTCAACTGGTTCTAAGATTAGTGAATCTGTTAAAACAATTGTTAAAGATAAAAAGTATTTGAGTACTAATAAAAAGATAACTTGTGATGAAACTCAGAATAAGTATGGTTTTATTGGGAATATGAGGAAACCTTTTACTGTTTTAACTTGGTTAGCATCTAAAGGTGTTCCTGCAAAAACTAAAAAGAGTTCAGGAACTGCTGGATATTTTTTCTATGAGACTAAAAGTGGATATAATTTTAAATCTATTGATAGTATGATATCTGGAAAACCATTTAAAATGACTTATGAATTTACTGAAGTTATTCAAAAAGGTGAGGGTAATGATTATAAAATTATAGATTACAGTACAAATCAAAATCAAGATTTATTGGGAAACTTACAGAGAGGTACATATTGTAGTCAGAGAATATTCTTTAATCCATATACTTTTGAGTATACAGATCCTGCAAAGGGTTTATTTAAATTATCAGATTACAAAACAAACACTGAAAATTTAGGTAAAGATATAAAATTGCCAAAAATAAATCCTAAAGATACTAGGACTTTAGGAGATATTCCTAGCAGAAATGTTACGGCAATTCTTGATGTTGGTACAATGGAACAAGATGCTTCTACTGATTCAAAGAATGCTGATCCTGGTAAAACACAATCTCAGGCAATGATGAGATATAATACTTTGTTTACTCAGATGATTTCTATGACGGTTCCATCAAATACTGAGTTGGAAGCTGGGACTATTATTAAATGTATTTTTCCTAGAATTAGTAAGGAGGAAAAAAAGGATACTGATCCTGAACAAAGTGGTCTATATATGATTAAGGAATTGTGTCATCATTTCGATCCAACAGGATCATATACTTCATTAACATTAATAAGCGATACATTCGGATCTAGACCATCATGATAGAACAGTCACTATTAAAAAGTAATTTTGTAGGAAGAGATGGTTTTCGTTGGTGGATAGGACAAATCGCACCAGAAGATTGTCA